CATGTCAAGGAGATGGATTTAAATTTTACCTGCAAGGCTCAGCTATAAAATATATTTGGCGTCACGAGCACAAAGGCAAACCCACAGAAGATTTAGACAAAGCCATTTGGTTTTTAAACAAACTTAAGGAACAGTATGAATAAATTTGTATACAACGCGCCCACCGAGTGGACGCCGAAAGAACATTTTCCTGACTTGTCAAAAGAAAAACTGATCGCAATTGACTTAGAAACATGCGACACACAACTAACAACACATGGTTCTGGATGGGCGACAGGCAATGGTTATGTAACCGGCATCGCTGTAGCCACAGCTGATTGGGAGGGCTACTATCCTATTGCACACAACGGTGGCAATCTTGATAAGACAAAGGTTATCAGATGGTTCAAGACTGTTGCTAAACTAGATTGTGACAAAGTTTTTCACAATGCATCGTATGATTTAGGCTGGCTTAAAAGTCTAGGCATAACGGTCAACGGTAAGATACACGACACAATGATATCAAGCGCTTTGCTTGATGAGAACAGATATTCCTACACACTAAACAGTTTAGCCAAAGATAAGCTCGGTCGAACAAAGAACGAAGACTTATTGATCGCAGCCGCCAAAGAGTTTGGTGTTGATCCTAAAAAAGAGATGTACAAGTTGCCATCGATGCATGTTGGAGAGTATGCAGAATACGATGCACGGCTAACGTACGATCTGTATCTGCTCAACAAAGAGCAGATCGACAAGCAAGAACTACAAGACATCTATGACCTGGAAACCAGGTTGCAACCTTGTTTGATTGATATGCGTATGCAGGGTGTGCGCGTAGATCTTGAGCAGGCAGACATTGCAAAGAAAGAGTTGTCAGCAAAAGAAAAACAACTGATGGCTGAAATAAAAAAGATATGTGGTCTTGATGTAGAAATATGGGCAGCTGCGTCGATTGCACAGGCTTTTGATAAGCTCGGAATCAAGTATCCACGAACACCAAAGACAGAAGCGCCTAGTTTTACCAAAAACTTTTTATCAAATCACGAGCATGATATTGCAAAGAAGATTGTTGAAGCCAGAGAGATAAACAAAGCGAACACAACATTTATTGATACGATTCTTAAGCACCAACACAAAGGCAGAATACACTCTGAGATTCACCAGATGCGCAGTGATGACGGTGGCACAGTCACTGGACGATTTAGTTATAGCAATCCTAACCTGCAACAAATACCATCGCGTAACAAAAAAATTAAAAAACTTATTCGTAGTTTGTTTATACCTGAAGACGGTATGCAGTGGGGCACATTCGATTATTCACAGCAAGAGCCGCGTTTGATCGTGCATTATGCATATTCAGATGGACTCGATGTACGATCAATTGTTAACGGCTACCGGTCAGGTGAAGCAGACTTCCATGAGATGGTTGCAGAGATTGCACAGATCTCAAGACGACAAGCAAAGACGATTAATCTTGGCATGATGTACGGCATGGGTAAAGGCAAACTGATGAACGAACTCGGTATTGACAAAGAAGAGGCAGAAGAGATCGTATCTATTTATCAAAACAAAGTGCCGTTTGTAAAACAGTTGACATACAATGTGATGGACAAAGCATCGGCACGAGGTGAGATCAAAACACTTCTTGGCAGACACTGTCGCTTTCCATTCTTTGAGCCGCGTAAGTTTGGTGAGAAAGGTTTTTACAAAACAAAAGAAGAAGCAATCGATGCGTTGGGCCATGGTAATTACAAACGCGCTGGAACGTACAAGGCATTAAACAAATTAATTCAAGGCTCTGCAGCTGATCAAACAAAGAAAGCAATGGTGGACTTGTATGAGGAAGATGGTATCATACCTCACATACAAGTGCATGACGAACTAAACATATCTGTTGAAAACAAAGGCGAGGCACTCAGTATAAAAAAGAAAATGGAGGACTGCGTAGAATTAAATGTACCAAGTGTTGTTGATTATGCACTGGCAAAGAATTGGGGAGAGGCAAAGTGAGCGCCGATATTATTGACGTCTCCTTGTGCCCCGGGTGCAAGAGTCTGACAACCATGCGCAGAATCAAAGACGACAAATACTTTTGTCGGCTGTGCAAAGAACAGTTCCGTCAATACAAGAACGGCAAGCTCATCTACATTCCGTTACGTGTGTCGGACTTGATCGAACAGACCACAGAAAAATTAAAGTTCGAGTTTGAGCCAGACTCATCAGACGTCACCCTCGGTGATATTATCTTTGAACCAGAGTTTGACGAAGACTAGTTTTCAAAGTCAATCGCGTCGAACACTTCACCAATAATCGTTGCAGGTTTGCCATCAGAGTGATAGGTGGCACAAGACTTGAGCTCTTCGAGTGGCACGCCATGCTGCAAGGCAACAGATATGATACGACCAATCTCTGTCAGTGTGTCATGTCGTTCTGTTCCTACTTTGCCGCCACCGTTTATCCAGATTTCTTTTACTTTACCATCGTCAAACGATGTTGTTAGTCTGTAAGGTGTACCGTTCCTGTCTGCAATACCAAATGCAAAGGCCGGTCTTCTGTTTGGTAATTCTTTTCGCATAGTTCCTCTTTCTTTTTAATAATGGCTATGTGGTGGGACTACTTGCGTACCCACAAATTTCACGAGTTAATGCCAAGATTACATTACCGCCGCTACTCTAACCAGCTAGGTTTACCTCAGACATTTGTCCATACTTCCACTTCGCCGTACATTACCCCTTAACTTGAAGGTTGTTCTGTCACACAACTACACACCAGCTACGTATGTAGTGCCATTTATCTAATAATAACAATATTTGGTTGACAGTCAATAGTAATCTACTATATAGTGTAGGAGATTATAATAAAATATGGAGGAATCTGTATGGACGATAATTTTTTACCAAACTTTTTGTTTGGTAGTGACTTTGATAACGTGAGACTGCACGAAGAGAATAAATTGCTCAAGCAACAAATAGAACAGTTGCAAAGCGAGCTAAAGAGTCTTACTGTTACGTTCGAGCAGGAAACTGGTCGCGAAGTCACAAGATAACTATGAACATATAAAGAAAGGTAGCACGATGCCCGATATCAATCGATATTCGTCTGTTTCTATTTCGAAAGAAGCATACAAAGAATTAAATTTAGTGAAAGAGCATATGTCTGAAGAACTGGGGATTACGTTCTCACTAGCCAAACTTATTGAACATCTAGCAAAAGACAAAGTCAAATCACTAAAATTGAATGGGCATTCAGACAGCTAAACCCGTTTCTTTGATTACGGAGAAATATCCTTATGGAGACGTCAAACGAAAGACGATCAACGGCAAACGTCATTACGAAGGTCAAGGCAAGTTTCTCCCGTCTGTTACAACTATTATCTCCGCAACCAAGTCCGAAGAAGACAAGAAGGGTCTCGACGCGTGGCGCAATCGAGTTGGCAAAGAGACGGCAGAGGAGATTAAGAACCAAGCGGCGTCAGTAGGCACGGCTATGCACAAATTCCTTGAATGCCATATACAAGGAGTAGGCTACGATGACATTACCAACATCGGAGTCATTGGTAAACGTATGGCAAAGTTGATCATCGAAAAAGGCCTTCCTTCCGTTACAGAATACTGGGGCACAGAAGTCCCCCTCTTCTACCCCACGTTTTACGGAGGGACGGCCGACTGTGTTGCTTTATGGCACGATAAACCGGCGATCCTTGACTTCAAACAAACCAACAAGCCCAAGAAAGAAGAATGGATTGAAGACTATTATATTCAACTGGCAGCGTATGCCATGGCTCATGATGCGTTGTATAAGACCGAAATGCAGGCAGGCATTATTCTTATGGCGTCAAGAGGGCTTAGTTTTCAAATGTTTACGATCGACGGACAACGGTTGGATGACTATAAATATAAATGGTTAAAAAGATGTGAGAGGTACTACAATGAATAAAGAATTAGACCAGAGAAAAGAAATACCATCAGTTAAAGGGACAAGTATTCCAAGATGGAATGCAAAAGAAATGATGCAGGTTTTACAAAATTTTTGTAAAGACGAGTCTGCGTCTAGCGCAAAAATAGTTGTGGCTCTGCCTCGCGGCCGGTCTCACGATCAAAACAATTTTCACATTGCAGAAATTAAATTGATGGATAACCCAATTATTGGTGCAAAAGATAAGAAACAACTGGTAATGTTTTTAGTATGACTTGGAAGATGTTTATAGAGGTGACAGCGATTGTATTGCTTGCAACGATTGTCATACAGAACACAAACTTTTTAAATGCAGACTGGTGCGCGCCAGAGATCGATATCTTGCGCAATCAGGTGTCGGATATGCACTTGGAGATAGTTGGTGGCGAAGCGGAGTAAGTTTTTTAACAGTGAGCACGTCACCAAGAAACGAATCAAACGACCCGGTCGACATGCGAAAAGACCAAACAAGAAGTTTAACAAAAAGAAAAGCCGAGGGCAAGGGAGGAAACGATGACCGACGGATTAAACACTAAAATCAAGAAGATAGACTGGTTGTTAGCACAGCCACTATCACCAGATGCGCGTCGTATCTGGAAGAAACACAGGCACTCACTCGAGAACATTAGAATAGAAAGAGCACAACAACGAGTCGAAGCGCTGGCCAGACTAGGTGGTGCGTTTATTGAACAATGATTCAGGAAACCAAGATCTGTGTTCACTGTGGTGGCGAGTTTCAAATACATCACGTAGCACAAAGACAAAAGAAATACTGTGGTTACATGTGTGCCAACCATAAAACATTATCAACTCAGAAAGCAAAGAGAAGAAAGGCAAAGAAATGATACTAAAACAAGGACTGAGGTCGAACAAAGAAAACGACGAAAAAGTTATCTCTAAATTAAAAAATATGTCTGATCTTACCTGGGCTTACATTGCTGGGTGGATAGATGGAGACGGGTATATTTCAACTTTAAAAAGTAAACACGGTCACAACGCCAGAAGGATTGGAATAAAACTTATTGACCGAGAAATTATTGAGTGGTTTGCTGATTTGTTTCATACTTCTTTAACAAAAGCTACAAAAGATAGAAGAGAAGACGGTTATAATCGTAAAACTCAGTACATAACGGGAGTATCTGGATTAAGGGCGCGTTATATTTGCGAACAAATTAGACCTTATTTAATTGAAAAAACAAAGAATGCAGAAAAATTGTTAAGGTCATTTAAAGATTACCCTATTAAAACAGTTCCTTATATGCAGCACACTGATGAAGAGTTTATGGCGTGGTTTACGGGGTACTCTGAGGCTGAAGGATCGTTCAGGTTGAAATATTTGAAAAAAACTGCCAGAAATAAAGTTAACTCTAAAGGAGAACACTATAAACACATCGTTGCCTCTCCTGAGGCTGTGTTCGAGCTGGTTAATACTAATGAAAGTATTGTACGATACTGTAAGACCAGATTGGAAAAAATGGGATTTTTTGTACAGAAAGTAGGGTTTAGAAAAGGCAGACACACATTTTTTGGTGCAAAAGGCGCTAAAGATAGAAGAGTCGTAAAGAAAAAAGATTTGTTCAGACTATTTTTAGTGAGCTCAAACGCACAGATCCTTTATCGATCTATGTTGCCTTTTATGCGGTGTGAGCGGAAAATAAGCACAGTCGAAAAATCTTTGGCAATTGTTTATAAAAACAAAAGAAGAACAAAGTATGGCGAAAAACGGACAACGGTGGATAGTTCTATAGTGTATATGAAATGAAATACAAAAGTATAAAATTGATTTGAATTTAGTTACCACATTACCACAAACACACAAATACATAGTTAACATATTGAAATATATAGATATTGTATGTGGTAACTATGTGGTAGTTAAGATACAATTGTGGTAACCAAATATTGACATTTTACGGAGGAGAAGTTGAAATAAGTTTTTTGTTTGCAGATTTCATTTTCTGAGACCTATATGATTTTCAATCTTGACCTCATACTGAACCGGGCGTTATATCGAACTGTGAAGAATAAAGCACCTAGCAAACTCAAGGACTCTATGATTGTGCCAGCCAATGGCAGACCTGCAGAAGTCAAAGTAGGCTATCGAACAATCAGAATCAAATATGTTAGGCCTGACTTTATCATGGACGACATGACAGACAGCTACGGCGAATATAGAGCACGCGAGGGTGTCATCTACATACAAGACTCACTTGTTCCACAAGAAAGATGCAACACCACTTGGCTTGAGATACTGCATGCGGTGGTATACATATTTAGTTTGAACCAAGCTAATGGACCACTCAAAGAAGATGATGCAGAGGAGCTGGTTGTAAACACGATATCAAATGCCATGATGGGCGTGTACAGAGATAATCCCTGGTTGTTGGATATGTTGAAAGAAAATTTAAATAGTATTGATTAGTTTATTTTTTTGGCGTCGTCTATCAGCTCACCGTCTACTATCTTCATCTCACGCATGAGCTCTCCAATCTTTTCATCAAGCTCTTCTTCTGTAAGTTGATCTAGTTTACCATGTTTGATAATCTTTTGTTCTACATACAAGCCAGCTGCTTTACCTCTTGCTACCTCTGCTTGTACAGCAGCAGAGTATGAGCCATTCTCGAGCGCCTGCTCCCTAATCTTTTGTAGTTCTTTGAAGTGTCGGTAGATATCGACATTGTATTTTTGTTGCACCTCTTCTCGTACTTGCCTTGCATAATCTACAACCAATGGGTAGTATTTAGGATTTTGTAGCATCGATGCTTTTGATCGAGCAGTAGCCTCCGGATAGCCTGCTTTGATCGCAGCCTCGGTAGCTGTTATCTTACCCTCATTGTGTACGAGTTCTTTG